AACACAATTTTTTTCGATAATTTTTAAATCTCGATAATTTAGAAGAACATCCACAAAAATTAATGCCAAGTTCGTTTGAATTTCATAAATTGATAGAAAAAGAAAACCTACTCCCTAAACTTAAACAATATGCAATGATTGATGTAATGTATTTTACCGATATAGAATATGAGTTGAAAAAATTATCTCAAAATTTAGAACTACTAGATTCTTTTATAAAAAACCTAGGAGGTAATTTAATAGTATTTTCAGCTATGTTAGAAAACGATAATCTAGATATATCAGGAATCAATTTTTTTAAGTTTAAAAAAGGATTTTCCTGGAGACAGTATATAGGTAGTTATAATGAAAATTATTCATTTTCTCTTCATCCTGATTTAAAAGATAATGCTATTATAGCAGAAGATTTATTTAATTTTATAAAAAATGAATAAGCCAATAACATATGCATATTTAGAGACTACAAATTACTGTAATCTTGATTGCTCATTTTGTAATAGAAAAGAAGTAATAGGTGCACTTCAACATATGCCTCTTCCAAGGTTTAGAGAAATGTTAGAAAAGATAAAGCACCACCCTATAACTGAAGCTAAATTAATGGGGATGGGTGAGCCAATGCTTCACCCTAAATTTGATGAAATATGTAAAACTTTTAAAGAATACTTTCCAGATGCTTTTCTAATTGTAGCAACTAACTGTCAATACCCTATTAAGCCCGGTACTAAGATGGGTACAAAGTTTAATGAATGTATGAAGTATATCGACCTTTTATACTTTAGTATAGACGGTTATAAAGAATCTTACGAAAGAGATAGAGCTCCAGCTAAATGGGAAAAACTTATGTCTTTCTTAGAAGATTTCAAACCTATGGATAGATATAACTGTAGAGTAACCTGTAACTATGTTGTCAATCCAGATAACGTATACGATATACAAACCATAAAAGACGAAATAGTAGACGTTTACGATTTAGAAGAGTTAAGACTTAATATAGCTCAAAACTGGTCAGAAGATGAAAGTATGCCTGGAGGTTATACTCAAGAAGATATTCAATACTTAAGAGATAATTGGAAAGAAAACGTAAAAGGTAAAGATGAATGGGACTTTCCTGATTGTTTCTGGGTTAAAGAAGGAATATACACCACAGTAGAAGGCCATGTTAAGATGTGTTGTTTAAATACCGGTGCTGAACCTTTTGGTAATTTATTCGAAACACCAATAGAAGAGATAAGAGCTAATAAAGATTACTCAGCTGTAAGAGAAGGTTGTGCAACTAATAAACCTACTTCTCATTGTAAAAACTGCTCGTATAAAGAATTAGCACCAATGTTAAAATTAATTAAGCAATGATAAAAGTTGATTTTAATAAAGAATATATTTTAGCAGGACTAGGATGCTCTCATACTCAAGGTTGTGCTTTTGCAATATACGGTGAAAAATTAAAATGGGCGTCTAAAGAGTTAGAAGATAAATACAAAGTAGAATGCACCCCTGAGTTTATTACAGATAATTTAACCTGGATGGCTAAATTAAAAAAGTATATAAAAATAAGTAAAATTTTAAACTATGGTGCCGGGGGTTTAGGCTACGATAATACTCTATACGCTTTAAAAAAATTATCTTTAAAACCTAATTTAGATAAGTATATTATTATAGTTCAAATAGCGCACCCTCATAGAAAAAACCTTATATGGTCAGATGACGGATGGTATAGAAATTCAACCCAAAGAGAATTTATACTATTTAAGAAATCAGATACAAAAATACCAAATTTTGACTTATTTAAAAAAATATATACAAATGTTTTTTTAACTGAACTGTATAATCTTTTTGATTATTATGAAAAACTTTTATATTTTCAAAACTTATTAGAGAGTAAAGGAGCTATTTTAAGAATTTTTGAAAGCCCATTTTATAATACACCTGCTTTTTCTAAAAAAGATTTAACTATATATGAAAAGCTAAAAAAAGATCTTTTTAGAAGAATGTATCTTGATCCTCTACCTCTCTTATCAAATAGTTTAGAAGCTTTGAACAAGTTGAATTTACTATATGACCATAATCTACCGGAGATATTAAAACCAAAAGATCCATCTATAATTGCTCATACTTTACATGCTGAAGGTCTTCTATTAGGAGATCAACATTACTCAGAAAAGGGAAACGAATTAGTAGCAAAATATCTTTTTAAAAGTATAAATAAAGAAACTGAATTTAAATTACAAGGAGACAATTTATATTATCTTAATGAAAAAGCATCTTAAAGACATATATAGAAAAAATAATCAAGAAGATAAAACTAAACATAGATTTGTTTTAACTCAAAACGAAAGAAACTTTCCTTTAGATAAACAACTTTTATCTAACTTTTTTTCTTCTTTGAATCAAAACGATATTTGTTTTTATCCTAATACTTCTACATTAAAAGAAAAAATATGCAAATACTATAGGATTAAAGAAGAAAACCTTTTGCTCACTCCTGGATCTTCTTTTGCAATAAAAACTATATTTGAAACATTCGATGTTAAAAATAAAAATGTTATAACCTCAGATTATTTTTTTCCAATGTATCAAGTATATAGCGATTTATATCAAACCGAGCTCAGAAAAGCAAAGTATACCGATATGACTTTACTACCTTCAGATTTATTAAATCTTGTAGATAAAGATACACAGTTTATTATTTTAGCTAATCCTAATTCACCACTAGGGGATGTATATAATAACTTTCAAATTAAAAAGCTTTTAGAAAATGGTGTTTTTGTTATTATCGATGAGGCGTACCTCGAATTTACCGGGGAGGAAAGCTGTATACCCTTAATTAACGAGTACAAGAACTTGATAGTAACAAAAACCTTTTCTAAGGCATATGGTGCCGCTGGATGTAGAGTAGGTTTCTTAGCCAGTCATAAAGATAACATGGAATACTTATCTAAATTTAGACTAATGTATGAAATTAATGCTATAGGAGCTAAGTATACCGAACTTATCATGGATAATATAGAATATTTCGAGCAATATTTTTATGATATGAAAGTTGAAAAACGAAAATTTATTCATAAATTAAAAGAAGAAGGTCATTTTATAAAGGATACTGGTGCAAGTTGGTTCTTTCTTAAAAGGTTTACTGATAAAGATAATTTAGAATATTTCAATAATAAAAGTATAAGCTTTAGAACATTAATTCTACCAGACGGAGAAGAATATATAAAATTTAACTACGATTTAAAATTAAATGAAATTTATAGCTGAATTATGCCAAAACCATAACGGTAGTCTAGAGACTTTAGAGTCTATGGTAAAATCTGCTGCAGTATGCAGCGATATAATAAAGATACAGTCTATTAAAGCTAGTACTTTTACTTATAGAGAGAAGTACGAAGAGTTTAGACCATATGAAGATGAGTACCTAAGATTAAAAGGATTGGAACTATCGAAAGAAGACGAAGAGTTCTTTGTATTCAAATGTATGGAGTATGGAGCTGAATCTATGACTACTATATTTGTACCTGAACATGCTCCCCACTTTAATGAGATAGGGTACGATAATTTAAAAATATCAGGATATTCAATACCGGCTTTTGATTACGGTAAAAAATTAAAAAACTTTAGATTTAAAAGATTATTCTTTTCTACTTCAAGTTTAACATTAGAAGAAATAAAACAGACTTTAAAAAACTTAAATGAAATGGGTATAGAATATTATATGCTACAATGTACGTGCGTATATCCTACACCATTAGATAAACTTAACTTACAGAATATTAACTTCTTTAGAGACGAATATAGAGTTCAAAATGTTGGATTAAGCGATCATACTAACCCACATGAAGATAATTTATTATCATCTAAACTTGCTATATTTCAAGGAATAGATGTGCTAGAAAGACATTTTACTGTGTTAGGAATAGAAGAAACAAGAGACGGTAAAGTATCAGTAACTCCTAAAATGATGTCTGAACTAAAAAGATTTAGCAGAATGTCTAAAGAAGACCAGTATAGAGAGATTAATAAATTTAACGATCAACAGATATTTAATCACGATTATTATAGAGGAAGATTCAAATGAGCAGTATTAAATTAATTATTTTCGATTTAGATGGAGTTTTAGTTGAAGCTAAAAATATTCATTTTGATGCTTTGAATCATGCTCTCTTAGAAGTTAATGTTGGGTTTAAAATAGATTGGTCCGAACATTTAAATAAATACGATGGATTAAAGACTTATCAAAAGTTAGACCTACTTACAAAAGAAAAAGGATTACCCAAAGAAATACATAACCAGGTTTGGGAGAAAAAACAACAGTTAACAGTTCAAAAACTAACTAATTTACAACCAAATGAAAAGTTAGTAGAGCTAATGCAAAAATTATCTGAATCAGGATATAAACTTGCAGTATGTTCTAATTCTATTAGAAAAACATGCTTAACAGTATTATCAAAACTTAATGTAATAGAATATATGGACCTTATTATTTCTAATGAAGATGTAAAAAATAGTAAACCACATCCAGAAATGTACTGGAAAGCTATTTCTAAGATGAGCATGCTACCAGAAGAGACCCTTATAGTAGAAGATTCTCCTTATGGATTACTTGCCGCATCGAGAAGTAAATCGTATATTTTAAGAGTAAAGAACCCTTCAGAGGTAAATTTTAAAAATATTATTAAAAAACTAGTGCAAATAGATAACGGAGAAAAACAATATACACCGGCTTGGAGAGACGAAAATCTTAATGTTCTTATTCCAATGGCAGGAGCCGGTAGTAGATTCGAGCAGGCAGGATATACGTTTCCTAAACCTTTAATTGACGTTAAAGGTAAACCTATGATTCAAGTTGTAACCGAAAATTTAAATATAAAAGCAAATTATATTTATGTAGTTCAAAAAGAACATAGAGAAAAATATAATTTAGATACTTTACTTAATTTAATTACTCCTAAATGTAAGATAGTAGAAGTAGACGGAGTAACCGAAGGAGCAGCATGTACTGCATTACTTGCCAAAGAATATATTGACAACGATAGCCCTTTATTCTTTGCTAACTCAGATCAATATGTAGAGTGGGATTCAAATGAGTTTTTATATAAAATGAATGAAACAGACGCTGATGGCGGTATAGTTACATTTAAAGCTACTCATCCAAAATGGTCGTTTGCTAAAGTAAACAAAGCAGGATTAGTAACTGAAGTTGCTGAAAAAGACCCTATATCAGATATCGCAACTGTTGGATATTACTATTGGAAAAAAGGTTCTGATTTTGTAAAGTACGCAGAGCAAATGATTGAAAAAGATATTAGAGTAAATAATGAGTTCTATGTTTGCCCTGTTTTTAATCAAGCAATAGAAGATAAAAAGCAAATCAGAACTTTTACTATAGATAAAATGTGGGGGTTAGGAACTCCTGAAGATTTAAAATACTATTTAGAAAATGTTCAGTAAGGTAATATCAGCTGGGTGTAGTTTTATGTTCGGGAGCTACGACAATGAAAAAAATCACGATATTCGTACAGTACCTTATATTAAAAAATTAACAATACAGCAGCATAAAAAAACTTTAGGCGATTTTATAGCAGAAAAATTAGGTGTAGATAACCATTTATGTTTAGCTAGATCTGGTCATAGCAACAAATACGCTATAAGAAAAATATATGATCAAATTATTAACAAAACTAATTCAGATAGATATCTTGTAGTTTTAGGATTAACAGCATTTACTAGATCTGAAATTATGTTTGGGGATACTGACGAATATCATCCGGTTACAATATCTGATTACCATTTGTGGTGGGAAAAAGGAAGTAGTGAGTATGGAAGTTATAAAAGCGATATTTCTAAAGAGAAAACCGAAAAATATTTAGATTTTCATTATACTTATTTTACTTCTTTAAAACTACTCTCTGAAGAATTAGCCGCTCAATTAAATATGCTTCAAAGTCTATGTAATTTAAAACAAACTAAATTAGTAGTTTTCTTTAGTTTTTTTGAAGATTACAATATAGGTAGACTTCCTTTAGATTTTACTTATACTACTTCTAAAATATTTTTAGATAAAAAAAATATATTTAATTTATTTAATTTTGGTTTTGATAATACTGTTGTTCATCCCTGGTGCTCTTTTATGAAGCTTTATGATAGCGGCTATAGTATGTCACATCCATATACTTACGACAATATTATATGTAGTGGAGCGATAGCCGATTATGTTAATAATATACCAATATCTCCGTATCAAATTATAAACAAACACAAACCAGATGATTCTTATTTCTCATAGAGGTAACATAAACGGACCAAATTCAAAAGAAGAAAATAAACCTTCTTATATAGCTGCAGCAATATCTAAAGGTTATGATGTAGAAGTAGACTTTTGGTTTGAAGACGGTAGATTTATTTTAGGTCATGATGAACCTCAATATGAAATACCTATAGACTTTATGGAATCATTTTATCGTAAACTTTGGATACATTGTAAGAATACTGCTGCATTATCTAAGTTAGTAGAAATAGATAGAATAGGTGCATACTTAAACTATTTTTGGCACGAAAACGATAAAGTAGTTTTAACCTCTCAAGGATATATGTGGACTAACCCTGGAACATACATCGAAGGAGGAATAGCAGTACTACCAGAGATAAAAAAAGATAAATTAGAAGGTAGATTAGGAGTTTGTTCCGATTATATTAGTAACTATGAATAAAGCAATTTTTATATCAGGATACTTACACGGTCTATCCGATAATATATTACCGTTCTTAGATATAAATACCGATATATATGTACATACTTGGCAAGATAGAGATAATCAAAGATGGATTAACAAGTTAAAGCGGTATGAAAAATATTGCGGCAATATAACTATAATGTCTGAAAAGCCTAAATTTAAAGAAAAGCTTTTATCTTATGCTTATTCTACTTATGCTTCGGTTAAAATGGCTACCAAAATAGAAGACTATGATATATGTATAAAGTTTAAACCAGATTTAGATACAGATGTTATAGAGTATAATCAAGATATATCTTTCAGTTTTTCAAAAGCTAAATTACAATCTAGGCCATTATTAGAAGATTATAAAAAAGAAGATTGTGTTTACGGTACAATACATTATAAAACTTTAGACGAAAGAATGTTTACTTCTTTTCCTAAACCATTAAAAAAAGTTTTTCATAAAACGTTTAAATATTTCTTAAAAGAGATAGAAGATATTAATAATAAATTTAATTTTATGCTTGGTGAAAATTATGAAGGAAGTATTTTTTGGACTGAATTGTTTGAAACAAATGGAGTTCCAATTATACAGGATTTAAATTTAAAATTACCAAATAATAAACAATGGCAATAAAAAGAGCAAAAAAATTATCTAAAAAAGAGTTTGAAAACGTAAAGATAATTGAAAACAGAGCTTCTCTTATAGAATCAGAGACTGCAGAATTAGGTAAACTTAAAGTAGAACATTCCAAAAAGATACTATTAGCTTTTTCTTCAGAATTTACCCCAGAGCTCGCACTAGAAATAGGAAAAATTGAACTATATATAGATAAGAAGAAAGCTTCTTTAGACACATTTACTAAAGAAACTAATCGTCAAAATGTTTTACTTGCAAAACAACTTCAAGACAAATACGGCGAAGGATCAATTAATCCTGAAAAAGGTACTTTCGTTCCTAAATAATTTTAGAATTTTAGTATCTATTTATATAAGAAGACAAATACTCTTTTGACAAGAGTTTTTCGATATTGACAATATATTTATAATTAGACATAATTAAATTTAACCAAACATGGCAGAAACAATAATCTCCCCAGGTGTATTTCAAAGAGAAAATGATATCTCTTTTATCTCCCCAGCACCAGCAGAAGTAGGAGCTTGTGTAATAGGACCAACAGTAAAAGGACCAGTTGAAATCCCTACTACTGTTACTTCGTATAACGAGTATGTAAGAGTATTCGGTGAGACTTTTGAGTCAGGTTCAACTAAACAAGAATTTTTAACTTCAATTGCTGCAAAAAATTATTTCTCACAAGGTGGAAATACCTTATTAGTAGCTAGAGTAGTTACTGGTTCATTTAGTAGAGCAACAAGTACTCATATCTCTTCATCAGCTAAAAATAGTACACAACCATTTACTTTAGAAACTATTGGAAAAGGAGCACTATATAACAACTCAACAGGAGTATCTGATGCAGGAGTACAAAACTCTGACAGTTCTTTAAAGTCAGGTTCGGCAGATAATTTGAGATGGGAGATTTCAAATAAAAATAACTCTAAAGGAACTTTTACTCTTTCAGTAAGAAGAGGTGATGATAGCCTTAAAAACAAAGTTATTTTAGAGACATTTAATAACTTAAGCTTAGATCCAGATAGCGAGAACTACATAGAGAAAGTTATCGGTAACCAAGTAGAAGCTATTTCTGGTACAGGAGATAATGTTACTGTTACTGGAGAGTATGTTAATAGATCAAGATATATTAGAGTAAGTGCAGTTAATTTACCAACATTAAATTACTTAGGTAATGACGGATTAACAGTAGGTGTGGATAATGCTGCGGCTTCTTTATCAGCTTCTTTACCAATTAATAGTTCAGGATCGTTCCACGGAGCTACTGGAGATATAGTAGTAGGAAGTGATAACTATTATGATAACATTGCAGCTAGAACTCAAGGTTTAACAACAGGTAACTATACAAATATAATTACTTTATTAAATAACGCTGACGATTATAAATTTAATGTAATAACAGCACCAGGTATTAATAACAATAACCATAGCGCTACAGTAACTAAATTAATTGATTTAGCTGAAGCAAGAGGGGACGCTATTTATGTAGCTGACTTATATGGACATGGAGCTACAGTGGCAAATGTTACCGGACAAGCTGATACATTAAACTCATCTTATGCAGCAGCATACTGGCCTTGGTTACAAACTCAATCAGCTACAGGTAAAAATGTATGGGCACCAGCTTCTACATTCATACCAGGAGTATATGCATTTACAGATGGAGCTAACGCACCATGGTTTGCACCAGCTGGATTAGTAAGAGGAGGATTAGCTGGAGTAATTCAAGCAGAAAGAAGATTATCAAGAGTACAGAGAGATGATCTATATGATGCTAAAGTTAACCCAATTGCTACATTCCCAGGAACTGGTATTGCAGTATTTGGTCAAAAGACTTTACAGACTAAAGCTTCTGCTCTAGACAGAGTAAATGTAAGAAGATTATTAATCGACTTAAAAGAGTTTATCGGAAACCAAGCACAGAACTTAGTATTCGAGCAAAACACAGTAAATACAAGAAACAAATTCTTAGCAGCTGTTAATCCATATTTAGATTCAGTAGTACAAAGACAAGGTCTTTATGCGTTTAGAGTCGTAATGGATGACACAAATAATACAGCTGACGTAATAGATAGAAACCAATTAGTAGGTCAAATCTTTGTACAGCCAGCTAAAACTGCAGAATTTATTGTACTAGACTTCACAGTTGAACCAACAGGAGCAACTTTTGGAGCATAATTTAAAAAATAGATATTTATAATAAATAACAAAGTATAAAATGGCAGTATTAGATCCAAATGAAATAATGTTCCAGGCGTTTGAGCCGAAAGTACAGAATAGATTTGTACTTTTTATAGACGGTATTCCATCGTTTATGGTAAAGAACGTTGCAGCACCTAACTTTACAGACGAGATCGTTAAGTTAGATCATATCAACACATATAGAAAAATTAGAGGAAAGAGAGAATGGGGTGATATGGATATGACTTTATATGATCCGATTACACCATCTGGTGCACAAGCTGTAATGGAATGGGCAAGATTATCTTACGAATCAGTAACAGGTAGAGCTGGATATTCAGATTTCTATAAAAAAGATTTAACTTTAAATATCCTAGGACCTGTAGGAGATATCGTAGGAGAATGGATAATCAAAGGAGCATTCATTCAAACAGCAAACTTTGGACAATATGATTGGTCTGCTAGTGATCAAGTTGATCTTACTATGACAGTATCAATGGATTATTGTATCCTAAACTACTAATTATACTTTACATATATTTAAGAACCCGGCATTTAGTCGGGTTTTTTGTTTGCGGCAAAAAATATTTTTCATATATTTATAATAAGACAAGTTATACTTAAATAAAATTTATGGATGCAAAATTCAATTTACCTACCGAAACGGTAGAATTACCTTCGAAAGGCCTTCTATACCCTGAAGGTTCACCTTTAGCTTCAGGTACTATAGAAATGAAATATATGACAGCTAAAGAAGAAGATATACTTACTAACCAAAATTATATTTCAAAAGGTATAGTAATGGATAAATTACTAGAATCTATTATTATTAATAAAAATATTAAACTTCATGAAATTCTAGTAGGAGATAAAAACGCTTTAATGATTGCTATAAGAATTCTTTCTTACGGTAAAGATTATGATGTTATTTATGGCGGTGAAAAAATCACAGTAGATTTAACTAAATTAGGAACTAAAGAAGTAGATTATAATTTATTAGAAAATAGTAATAATGAATTTGAATTTAAATTACCTAATACAGATAATATAGTTACTATAAAATGCTTAAATGGAGCAGACGAAAAAGCAATAGTTGAAGAAGTAGAAGGAAACAAAAAAATTAATAAAGATAGCAATACTGAATTAACATCAAGATTAAAACACTTAATTACTTCGGTAAATGGAATGAGAGAGAAAAAAGATATTAGACATTTTGTTGATAATTTTTTACTTGCGAAAGATGCTCGAGCTATAAGAAAATACTACGCAGAAATAAACCCAGACATAGATTTAAGCTATACGTTTACTAACAGAGCTGGTAGGGAGGAGGTTCTTAAGGTCCCGATAGGGATAGACTTTTTTTGGCCTGACTCCGGAATATAGAGCTGGTATATTCACTCAAATTCATAACATAGTTTATTTTGGTAATGGAGGATATAGCTGGTCCGATGTTTATAATATGCCTATTTGGCTTAGAAATTTTACTTTTAAAAAAATAAACGATTACCAATCTAAACTTGCCGAACAGTCTAAAAAAGCTTCGCCTAAAAAGCAAAACACGTTAGGTCCTAATATTCAACCTTCTTTCACCTCGAAGGGCTCTAAAAAATAGATGTAATCCTATTTATATCATATAGACCTATATGGCTGATAAACCTAATTTTAATAAAGACGAATTTAAAAAAGACGTAATCGATTCAGTAAGTGTAATCGAGGATACAGTAATTAGTATATTCGAGAACATTAATACTAAATTAAAACGTCAAGTAAAAGATACTTCTAATGAGTTAGATAGCGCTGTACTTTCAAAATTGAGAGTAGATATAAATAAATCTGTGAGAGGATTTGCAGATGGTTTAGCAACTACTAGAAAAACTCTTAAAGAAACTTTAGAAGGAAGAGGAAAAATTTCTGATATACTCAAACTACAGGTTAAAATGCAGAACAGTATATCTGAAATTGAGTACAGAAGACAATTATTAGTAAAAAACGGACTTGAAGACTCTGCAGAAATGGAAAGCCTTCAAAACGATTTAAATATTGCTTATGAAGATGCTGAAGAAGTAAACGAGAGTATTTTAAAATATCAGGAAGATATAAACGAACAAGCAGGTTTAGGAGGAAAGTTATTTCAAGCATTAGCAGATACTCCTTTTCTTGGTACTTTATTTAATGCACAAGAAGCTACTAAAGCAATTAATTTAGCTGTTCAAGATGGTAAAAGTGGAATAGAAGCTTTTGCTGAAGGTGCTAAAAAAGCTTTTTTAAATCTAGAAAGAGGCACTGTTATATTGGCAGCAATAGCAGCTATTAAAAAAATATTTCATTTTATAGTTAGCTCTATGTTTAGAGCTGATGAACTAACAACAAGTGTAGCTAAAAACCTAGGTGTATCAAAGGATAACGCCGAAAACTTAGTTGAACAGCTACAGAGACAAAATGATGTACTTACTTCTACGTCATATATTACTGAAGATTTAATTGAAGCTCAGTCTCAATTAGTACAGTTTACAGGAGCAGTTACTAGAAATCTAAATGAGCAAGCTGGCGAACAAGCTTTCTTAACTAAGTTTGTAGGTATGCAAGCCGAATCTGCAGCGTTACTTAATATTGCTTTAGATAATCAAGAGCAAGGTACTAAAGCAGTTTTCGATAACGTAAACAATACAGCAAATGCAGCTGCAAAA